AGCCCCAATCAAAGTTCCCCGGCCGCCACCATCAATGCGGGATCGTTCGTCAAGATCGACACCACGATCACCTCGGGCTATGTGGTGAACTTCCTGCAGGCAGCCCAGACCGACCTTGCTTTCGGCGTTGTGAAACGCCTCTTGAAGCAGGGAACGTTCGGAAGTCCGTATCCGATCGAAGTCTCGCTTCCCGCGCTTCCCGTCATGTGGTTATTGGCCAACGCCACGATCACCCCGGGAGCCACGGTGTACAGCGATTCAACGGGCCAATTTGTGAATGTCACGGCGTCCAGCAACAAGGCGCGCGGCATCGCTCTTGACTACGCGACCAATGGCAACGTTCTGCGTGTCCTCATCACGCCGCCCGTCGCCATCGCATCCTAAAGGAGACCGACGACCATGCTTAAACTCCCTGTGAAAAGCTACAAAGAGCAGTTAGAGGAAATGAAGAACTCGGGTCGCGGCCTTGCCTGGCAACGCGGATTGACCCTCTTCAATTCCAACGGCGCCATCGACTCCAACACCATGGGTTACGAGTACACCACCCAGACGACCACGCTCATCCGGGCGCGCGTGCGGGAACAGAAGTTCTATGAAATCCCGTTTGCGGAGTACATCCCGGTCATCGTCGGAGAAGGCGCGTACCTGGAAAACATCAAGACGAACATCGAATACCAGTCCGCTGGGGATTTCGAGTCCGGCTTGCAGTCGACCTCGGAAGACGCCCGCATTGCGACGGTGAGCGTCGGTATCGCTCCGATCACCACGGTCATCAATACGTGGGTGAAGGGCTATCAGTATTCCGACATGGAAGTCGAGAAAGCGCTGGCGGCTGACAACTGGAACCCCATCGAAGCCAAGATGCGCGCCCTCAAGAAGAACTGGGACTTGGGCGTCCAGAAGATCGCGTTCCTGGGAAGCTACCGCGACCCGACCGGCACCCCGGGCCTCTTGTCCAACGGACAAGTCACGGTCAACACCGCCGTGATCCCGACGAACATCAGCTCCATGTCCTACACGCAGTTCGGCACATTCGTGGCCACCGTCATGAATGCGTACTTCCAGAACTCGAACGACACGGTGATGCCGAACACGTTTGAGATCCCGATGTCGGATTACCTGGGCTTGATCACGCCGATCAATCCGCAGTTCCCGAACGTCTCGATGCTGACGTACCTGGAAGACGCTTTCCGGCGCGTCACGCAGAACCCGAACTTCCGCATCTACCCGTGCGCTTATGGCGACGCGGCGCGGAATGCCGGCGTCTGGACGTCTAACGGCACGTACCGCTACTGCCTGTATCGGAATGACGAGGAGACCATGACCATGGACATCCCGCTTCCGTTCGTGCTGCGCGGGCCGATGTCTCCGAACAACTTCAACTGGAACGGCGTGGCGCAAGGCCAGTACAGCGGATTGATCATCTTCCGCGTGCCCGAAGTCATTTACTTCGACCACACCTAACAAGGGGGATTCACCATGGCAGAGAAAAACGATCCGAAGAAGGAAGAGTTCAAGGGCAAAGTCGTCTTCAATAAAGGCCCGAGGTTTTACCACCTCAAGGCCAAGGAGACGGGCGAGAAGGACGCCAGCGGAAAGCCGGTCATGCTTGCACGGGTGCTCGGTCCGCAGTCGTCCATCGAAGTGCTGGACGAGTCGGAATATAACCACCTCTGTGGCTACAAAGACGTGGTGGACGCCGACAAGTTCGTCCCGCACACCGGCGCTCATGAGCGCATCACTTCTCTTGAGAAAGAGAAAGCCGAACTTCTCGCCCGCATCGCCGAGCTAGAGGGCGACAAAAAGAGCGAGAAGAAAGGTAAGTGATATGCCCTATCCGCCAACTGTGGCGGACTTTCAGGGTTACTTTACGATCGAGTTCGTCTACGGTGACGGCAAGAATACCGTGCAAGACGCGCAGATCCAAAGGGCCCTGAACGAGTCGCAGATCACCTTTAACCCTGGCCTCTGGGACGGCGTGACCGTCCTGGGGGCGGCGACGGATGGGCCGACAGAACAGGAAGTCGCTTTCTTGTATTTGGCGGCCCATTTTCTTGCAAGGAACATTCAGGCAGCCGGAGGATTGGCGGCCGTGAAAACTGGGCGAGGGATCAATCAGGCGGGTGGTGGGACTCTTCAAAGCGTGTCGGCCGGGAACGTGTCGGAAGCATTCGCCATCCCCGAGTTCGTGCGCGAAGACCCCAACCTCTCCCCTTATATGCAGACCCCGTTCGGCCAGAAGTATTTGACGCTATTGACGCCGCGGCTCACCGGGAACATGGGCATCGCTCCCGGGAACCCCTGGGGGACGTGCTAGGACGATATGGAAGCCTCGGTACAGTACAACAGCGCGGACTTGCACCGCTTGGCCAAGATGCTCGATTTTGGGCGCGGCCATGTCATTCGCGTTGGGATCTTTGGATCAAAGAACACGGCGCACCGGCCAGCCGTCGGCAAGTCTCGCAACTCCAAGGGAGAGCGTAAGACCAAGGGCATTCAGACGTCCGCCCTGACCAATGCCGAGGTGGGCGCCAAGCACGAGTATGGGGACTTGAGCGGTAAGCCGCCCATACCCGCCCGTTCGTTTTTGCGGATGCCCATTTGGATGAAGCAGAAGGAAATCATGGGTAGGGTCGGCAAGGTGACGTGGCGCTTCTTGGAACATGGCGACATCATGGGCCTACTTAAACGGTTTGGTTTGGAATGCGAGAACGTCGTTCAGGACGCCTTCTCCACCGGCGGCTTCGGCCAATGGTCGCCGCTTTCGGATGTCACGAAGAAGCGTAAAGGCTCGGATGCCATCCTGATCGACACGGGCCAGCTTCGCCGCTCGATCGCGTCGGATGTGGTGAAGGACTGATGCCGCTCCCGGATCTAAGCGGAGCGTTTTCGTCCTTCGCGGAAGACACGCAGTTCAAGGTCATCAAGAAAGAAGTCGTCGACTTCGAGGTTCAGGAGACGCCGGGCCCAGCGCTGTACGTGTTCGGGCACATGCAGCCGCTTCATGAGCGGCAACTCCTGGTGAAGGTTGAAGGCGAACGCGGCTGGAAGTATTGGCGGCTTTTCACGACGGACGAACTCAAGCTGGACTGGGAACTCGTGGACGAGCAACTACGGCGTTACCGGGTGATGGCGTCGGAAGATTGGCGGGAAGCGAACTATTTTGTCTATCAAGTCGTCGAGGGAGACGCGCCATAATGTACCTGGAACCGGCCAAAGTCATCGGCACCATTTTGAAAGCCAAGCTCGCCCCGCTCATCCCCGAGGGAGCGCCGTTCAATGTGATGATGTCCTACCAGAAATTCAAGATCCCGACCAAAGGCGTTTTGATCGTGATGTCCTATCTGGGCGGCCGTTCCATGACCAATGACGAATTTATCGGCATCGGGATCGGCGGCATGACCGAAGTGCAGTCATCCGTCAATCACGATCTCATTCAGGTGGACATGATGGGCTTCGGAAGCGAACCGCGCCTCTTGCGGTCGCCGCTTGTGATGGCCCTCAATTCCTTGGCTTCCGAGCAGGCCCAGGAACTTTACGGCATCATGATCGGCCGGATGCCCAGCGATATGAAAGATGTGTCGGCGCTCGAGAGCACGGAGTATTTAACGCGGTACACAATCACCGTTCAAACCACGTCGCTATTTGTCCAGTCGTCGGACGTGGGGAACGATTATTACGACCAGTTCAAAACCCAGGAGGTCTTCAATGGCTAATAACGCCGTCATCCCAGTTTCCAGCGTCGTCGCCGTCACCGTGGCCGGAACCCCGGTCAATCTGCAGGTGCTGAACATCAACACCTGCGCCCTCATCTCTACCGAGACACCTCTCTGGGCTTCGAGCCTCGATTATCAGGTCTATCAGGGAGCCACCCAGGTCGGCGTCGACTTCGGCACGAACTCCAAGGCCTTCGCCATTGCGACCGCTTTCTTCGCGCAGAACCCCAACCCCATCGGCACGCAAGGGTATCTCGTCATCGTTCCTTGCAAGACGGGCGTACCGGCCACCTTGGTCGTCCAGGACTTGACCTATACGGCCAAAGCCACGGGCACGGGCGGGAACTCCATCTCCATCACCTATGCCGCGGGCGGCATCGCGGGCCAAGAAACGGTCGCCGTTTCGGGCTCGGCCATCACCGTGACGCTGGCGTCGGGATCTTCCACGGCGCAGCAAGTCTTGAACGCCATCAACTCGTCCCAGGCGGCCTTGAACCTCATCACGGCGTACCTCTCGGGAACAGGCACGAATGCCCAGACGTCGGCATCCGTCACAAGTTTGTCGGGCGGCTCGGCATCCGGCACGGAACCGTACCTGAACGCCATCATCCGCACCCAGAACGAGATCTACTATTTCGGAATCATGATCGACTCCGACTTGAACGGATCGACCGCCACCCTGAACGCCTTGTGCGGGTACATCCAGACACAGGACAAGATGTTCTTCTATGCCGAGTCCGAATCGGCGGCGGTCTCGACTGGCGGCGCTCTGGCCAACATCGTGGCGGCGGGCTACACGAACACGCGCCCCTTGTACTACCACGACGGCGTGACGAACGATACGCTTGTCATGGCGGCCGCCTATGCCTCGGTGCTTTTGTCGACCAACTTCTTGGCACCGAACAGCACGAAGACGATGAACTTGAAAACGCTCACGGGTGTCACGCCCGACCAGACGGTCACGCCGACGCTCTTACAGACGGCGCAGGCCAACGGGATCGACGTCTATCCTGCCGTCGGGAACCCGCTGAACGGGGTTCTTTTGACCTCGGGCATCAATCAGTTCGCCGATCAGGTTTACAATCAGTTCTGGTTCAAGTTCCAGCTTCAAACGAGCATCTTTAATTTCCTGGCGCAAACGCAGTCCAAGATCCCGCAGACCGAACTCGGCATGACGGCGCTCAAGAACGTGTGCCTAGCGGTATGCCAGCAGGCCGTGACGAACGGATTTGTAGCGGCCGGGGCATGGACGTCGGCGGTGCCATTCGGGAATCCTCAAGACTTTGTGCGGTGCATCGGGGATGTGGGCTATTACGTCTATTCGCAGCCGGTCGCTTTACAGAGCCCGACAGCGCGGGCCGCGCGTCAAGCGCCGCCCGTTTCGATCGCGCTCAAGATGGCGGGGGCGATTCACACGGTCACGGTCAACGTGCAGATCAACCTCTAAGGAGAATAAACCATGTCTGCCTTCGCACTCACAGGACAAGATGTCATACAAATCAACAGCCGGTCCATCGTCAACCTTGCCGATGCCGACTCGATTCTCGAGGAATACCAGAACGATATCAGCAAGGTAAAGACCGCCAAAAACGGAAACGTCATCGCGGCCCTGGACAATCAAGGCCTCATGGCGACGGTCACGCTCCGTCTTTTGATCGGGTCTTCCGACGACAAGTTCTTGAACAGCATCTGGCAGACGTTCATCGCCGATGCCGGAACCTTCGTCGTCATGACGGGCTATTTCGCCAAGCGCGTGGGTGACGGCGGCGGAAATCTCGCCAACGTCATTTACCAATGCTCGGCCGGCTTTCCGAAGAAGCTCCCGGGAGCCAAGAGCAATGCCGACGGCGACCTGGAACAGAGCGTGTCCGTGTGGTCCATCAACTTTGGGACGGCTATTCGCACGGTGCAATAAGGTCTAAAAACAAGGGGGATAGCGTATGCCGGAGTCACAGAAATTTATGTTGCCGTCGGGCGAAACGTTGGAAGTCACGCCGTCGGATTTCTCGGCGGCCTTTGGTCTTTTCAAAGCCATTTGTGGATCGCTCAAAGGGATGAAGATGCCCGAGGAAGTCTTGAATGCCAACCTCGGACAGAACCCCCTCGAATCCATCCGCAAGAACGTGGCGCTGTTTTCGGTGCTCATGGAAAAATTCACGGAGATCGTCGGAAACAAGGCGGTCGAAGATGCGGTTTTCCAATGTGGGCGCCGCGCGGTGTATGCCGGGAAGTTCACTTTCTCGGCGGGGCTGATGGATGACCCAGCCGTCGGCCAGCGTGTGCGAGAGGACTTTCTCTTTATCGCGCTTCGGATCGCCGAGGTCAACTGCAAGCCTTTTTTAGCACCGATCTTTTCCAAGTTAAAAACCCTGCGCCCGAGCGCGGCCGACTCCCAGAAATAGCCGTTAAGGCCGAGGAAAAGATTCTCATAGCCCTCAAACTTTCCAAGCAGGGATTTTGGGGGGGCGACCCGGGGCGTGTTCTCCGGGCCCCGGTGAATCGGGTGATGGAAGCGCTCCAATTCGTGGATTTCACGAGCACGTATGAGCGGACGTATTTTGAACTGAACAAGGAGAAGCCGGAAAATGACGGTCGCTGAACTGATTTTAAAGATCGGCACGCAAGTGGTGGGCGGCGACAGCCTAGGGAATTTCATCAAGACCCTGGAAAGCGCGAGCCTCGCCACCCTGGCCGAAGTGGCCGGCATTGAAGAACTTTCCCGCCGCCTTGTCGCCTTGGCCAATGACGTCATGCAGGCCGCTAATGCCTTCGAGATGTTCGAGTCGACGACGGGCCTTTCCGCTCTAGACTTGCAGCGCTGGCAGGGCGTGGCGCGGCAAGCGAACGTCTCGGCCGAAACCGTTTCCAATACCATCCAGACCCTCGGCCAACGCTTGGCCCAAATCCGCCTGACGGGTGAAGGCATTAAGCCATTCCAGATCATGGGCATCGCCCCGGGATCCGATCCGCTGGCGGTCCTGGCACAAATGCGGGCGTGGGCGCGCGGACAGAAGGACACCTTCTTCGCAGGGAACATGCTGGAAGAGGCGGGGGTAAGCCGCCAGTTCCTACAGATCTTCCGGCTCTCGGACAAAGAGTTCCAGAACTTCGTGCAGCACAGCGCCATCATGACCACCCAGCAGGAGAACTCGTTCAACCGCTGGACTTTGGCCATCAAGCAGATGCACGAGGCGTTCACAAAGATGGGGTATTCCCTCATCGAAATCATCGCGCCCGCCGCGACGCATTCCCTCAATATTTTCAACGCTTTCCTGGACATCATCATCAGGTTCAAGGGCGAAATCGCAGCCTTTGGCGTGGCTGCCGCCGTGGGATTCCTGGCGCTTAACCCCGCCATCGCGGGACTCGTGGCAGCCTTCGGGCTTCTCTTCGTGGTTCTGGACGACTTCGCGGTCTATTTCGAGGGCGGAGATTCCATCATCGGCCGCGCCATCAAAGGGCTCGAGCGGATGCCCCGGGTGCTGGCCCCGCTCAAAGCCGTCTTTGAGCTCATGAAGGACATCTTGGTCGGGATGGTCTCTCCGATCCTCTTGCTCCAAAACCTCTTTGAGAAGGCCGAAAGCATCATGCGTTTGCACATGACCTCGACGGCCGCCGGTGGCTTCTCGCCGGCTGTGGCGGGAGCCTTGAGCAACGTCAACAATCAGCGGAGCATCCAGCAAGAGAACAATTTCCACATCTCGTCCAGCGGCGGCGCGTTGGATGCCCCTGGCTATGGCGACGTGGCCTATTTCATCAAGAAGGCCGTCAATGACGCCAACATCCAACTGGTGAAATAATGGCGATCACCCCAGCCCTTCCATCGAGTTTCTTCAACGCCATCCCGACCGGTCAGAGCTATGTCGATGGCGTCATTAATCAATACGTCCTGCATACCAAAGCCGTCAACGGTATCGGTGGGTTTGTCTTCGATTACCTGGGTGAAGAGAGCCTCGCCATGGAGTCGGACATCACCGACCATTTTGTCGAGAACAACACGACGGTGCAAGATCACGTCGCGCGAAAGCCCATCCGGGTCACTATGCGGGGATTCGTGAGCGAATTGGCCGTCCCGGCACCGCAGGGCGTGGTCGGGCTCTTGGCGTCCCTTCAAAGCGGACTGACCCAGATTGACGCCTACCTCGGAAGCTACACCCCGGGCATGGTGCAGATCATCTCTAAAGCCATCACCCAGGCCCAAAACGTGGTCAATAACGTCGAAACCACCCTGGCCAAGGTGCAGAACGTCGTGATGCTTTTCCCTGGTGCGCCGCCGCCTGTGACCATCCAGGAGCGCGTGTACCTGCAGCTCTTGAGTCTGTGGCTGAACAACGTGCCCGTGGCCGTCGAAACGCCCTATAGCACGATCCCGAACATGATGATTGAGCGGGTGTCCATGATCCAGCCGGATGACACGAAGGGATGGAGCGACATCAGCGTCACCCTAAAACAGCTTCGGTTCGTGGAAATTGAATCCGTGGCCGACACCGGCCAGTTCGCCGCCAGACGTGCCCAGCAAGCCCAGAGCGCGACGAATAAGGGCGTGACGCCTGGAAGTCCAGTCCCGCAGAGTTTAGCGGTCACAGCGGCCAAGGCGGCGGGGTTCCTATGACCTTAATCTCGAACCTCTCGGATCAAGCCGACATGATCGTCTATGTGCCCTTGGCGGATGGAACGACCGTTCAGTACGAGTTCCTTTACCTCCCCACGATTCAGCGCTGGGCCATCAACGTGATCCATCCGACCATCACCATCAACGGGTTCATGCTCGTGGTGGCGCCGAACTGTTTGCGCCAATGGAAAGACGTTATTCCCTTTGGCCTGATGTGTACCTCGACCGACGGAGCCGATCCGTTCAACATCGAGGATTTCGTCAACGGCCGGATTCAGGTCTATTCTTTGGAAGCGGCGGACGTGCAATACGTCGAGGACAACATCATCGAAGCGCAGGCGGCCGCATGAAGTTTGGGCGAACCTACATCATGACGGTGCAGCCGAACCCCGTGACGAACCCGGGCGGGAAACTCTTGACGATCCCCTTCCCGATAACGATGGAATTTGACGTCGTGCGGAACACCTTCGCCAGCGCAAACACGGCCACGTTCCGCATCATGAACCTCGGGCCGGATCTCCGTAAACAGATTTTCCATGACCGCTATTCGACGGGTGTGGATCAACAGCAGCAGATCCTTGTCCAGGCGGGATACAACAGCAACGTGAACACGCCCTTGGCCACTATCTTTTCGGGGGACATCCTGTGGGCCTATTCGGTCCGCCAGAAAGAGAATTGGATCACCCAGATCGAATGTTTTGACGGCGGCGTGGGGATGCTGAACGGGCAAGTACAGCAGACCATCCCGGCACCCTATGACGTGAACTTCGCTTTACAGCAACTGGCCAAGACGCTCCCTGGCGTGGCCACGGGCACTATCGCCATCCCGCCTTCCCAGAACTCCCGCGGCATCGTTTTAAAAGGGAACTCCTGGGATCTCTTCCGCAAAATCGCGGGGACGAACGAAGCCTTTATCGACAACGGGAAGGTCAACTGCGTGGCTCCCGACAATTACATCATCGACCCGAACGGTATCCCGCTCATCTCGAGCGACACGGGTCTTTTGAACACGCCCCGCAAACTCGGAGCATTGATCGAAGTCGACATGGTTTTTGAGCCGCGCATCGTGGTCAATCAGCTCGTGCAGCTTGAGAGTTTAGAGGCCTACTATAACGGGCAGTACATCGTGAAAGGCATCGCGCACCGCGGGACGATCTCGGGCGCGGTGTGCGGTCAAGCCATTACCCGCGTTTCGCTCTGGGCGGGAATCGGGGCATTGACCATGGCGGCCGCCGCATGACCTCTCAAGCGCCAGCCAAACCGATCATCGAGCCCACGCTGATTGAGACCCTCAAGCAGCTTGAACTCGAAATCTTTGCCACCCTGAATTGCATGGTGCCCGGGACCGTGCAGAGTTTCAATTCGGCCAAAGGCACCGTTGTCGTCAAGGCGGCCTTCAAGAGCCAAGGGCCCGACGGCTCGATCATTGACTCCCCGCTTCTTTTGGATTGCCCAGTCTTCACGCTGCAGGGCGGCGGCGGGTGCATCCTTCCGCCGATTGCCGCCGGTGACCAATGCGTCGTTATGTTCGCGGATCGCCATATCGACGCATGGTTCAAGAACGGCCAAGTGAATTTGCCTTCGCCAGATGACAACCGCACACATGACCTTTCGGATGGGTTCGCGTTCATCGGTGTGAACTCGCTTCAAAACGTGCTGGCCTATGTGGCCAATACCTTCCGGCTGAAATATGGCGGGAGCACCATCGACTTGAAAAGCGGCCAAGTCTTGATCTCGAACACAAGCGGCGCCCAGATCAACGCCATCGCGGGCGGCCTCGTCCAGATTAAGAACGCCACCACGAGTTTGGCCAAAGCCCTCCAAGACCTTTGCACGGCGCTGGAAGGCGCACAGCTTGACGTCACGCATTCGGTATTCCAGCCCGCGACCATCGCGGCCATTACGGCGGCGTCCGTCGAAATCGCGGCTATCCTTTCGACATGATTATGCGCGCCCTCACATCGGCCGGCGACTGGACATTCGGGAAAGGGCTCTCGAACTACAATACCGACGAGAACGCCATCAATGAAGACATTCAAACGTGGCTGCAATCGTGGGTCTCCAACTGTTTTTTTGCGCTGAAAGACGGTATCGACTGGACGAACCTTCTGGGCGTCGGCCAGCAGACCAATTTAAAAAACGCGCTTCGCCAAGGGATCTTGCAGCGCACGGGCGTCATCGGGATCAATTCCATGGACTTCGAGTTCAATCCCCAGACGCGCGCCGTCACCATCAATTTTGACGTCACGACCATCTATAGTCAGTCGTTCCAGAACACGATCACGGTGACGGCGGGGGTTCCTCTTGGCAACTAGTACGCTCGATCAAACAGGCCTGACCATTGAATCGCTGAACGATATCATCGCGGATCTCGTCGCGGGGTATCAGTCCATCTATGGCGCGGACATTAACGTCAATTCCAATTCGCCAGACGGCCAGCTCATCAACATTTACGCCCAGAGCATCAGCGACCTACTTCAATTCTTGCAGGCCATCTATGCGTCGTTCGATCCCGATACTGCCTATGGCGTTCAGCTTGACCAACGGGTCGCCATCAATGGCCTCACGCGCAAGCAAGGCACCTACACGCTGGCCTATGTGGCCATTACGACGTCGCAGGCCTTGACGCTGTACGGCCAAGACCAGTCGACGCAAACGATCTTTACCGTGGCGGACGCCCAAGGAAATCAGTTTCAGCTCATGACCACGACCGTCTTTGGCGGCGCTGGCACGCAGACGCTGGCGTTTCAAGCGGTGGCCATCGGGCAAGTGGAGACGACCGCTAACACGATCACAAATCAAGTGACCTCCACCCTGGGCGTCACGACGGTCAATAACCCGTCGACATCCAATGACGTCATCGGTGTCAACGAAGAGACCGACGCCCAGCTTCGGGTGCGCCATCAGCAAATGTTTGCGCTGGCGGCCACGAGCCCGGCCGATTCAGTCGAAGCGGCCATCCTTGAAATCCCCGACGTAATTGATGCGCTCGTGTGGGAGAACTACACGGGGTCAACGGATGCCACGGGAACGCTGGCTCATTCCATTTGGTGCATCGTGCGTGGCGGCCAAGCCTCGGAAATCGGCCAAGCCATCTATGCGAAGAAAGGCCCGGGGTGCGGAATGCGCGGAGCCGTTTCCACGAACATTGCGCGGCCAAACGGGACCGTCTTTACAGCGGCGTGGGATACGGCCATCGCCCAGACGCTTTATATCCGCTTTACGATCAACCCCATCAATTCGTCGGTCAACTTCTCGGGCCCAACGCTGGCGGCGGCGCTGGCGGCGGCGCTTTCTTATCGGCTCAATCAAGTGGCCACCATCGGTCAAGTGATTACGGCCATGCTGGCGATCGCGCCAAACGGATACCTGACAGTCCCAGGCGTTTCGGTGGATAACATTTCATTTTTGGGATCGGTTCCAGCGACGAGCCCGGCATACTATTTCACGGTAGCGGCGGCGAACATTAACATTACGGTTGCCTAATGACTACAGCTCAACTCATCGCGTATTACGTTGACCTTCTGATCCTGCAATACGGCACCCAGCCGAACGCGCAGGCGACGGTCTCTCTGATCGTTGGCGAATTGATCCAGAACCAAATCGCCACCGAAGTGCAGGACGCCTTCGATATCGCCACGGCGGTCGGCGTACAGCTCGACGTCTTGGCATCCTATCGCGGACTCACCCGGTACGTGTACGGCTTCAATGCCAATCAGAAATTTTTCTCGATGCCCTCGTATGTCGCTCCGACGGTGGCGGGCGTTGGCTTCCAAAACTATGCGAGCCCTCCGAACGGCGGCTTCTTCCTGACCTATGGAAGTTCCAGCGTCGTGGTCTATACGATGACGGACGATGAATTGCGCCAGGTCTTGGCGTTCAAATGTGTGGCCGACTCGATGTTTCTTTCGGAAGAAACACTCGACAATCTCATGTTTCAGTTCTTCGGAAGCCAGGAAGGCTACTACGATCAGTTCAATATGTCGGTCATCTTCATCGAGCCCGTGATCGACACGTCAACCATTTTCCCGTTGGCTTGGGCGTTGGGGATTATCCCGCGCGCGGCCGGCGTTCAGTACAATCTCGTGCGCGCACCGACGAGCGACTTATTCAGTCTCCCATCGTATACGAACCCGCACGCCGCTAACGAGTTCGGCTTTACGAACTATTCTGGGACCGTCACAGGCGGTTCCTTTGTGAGGTATCCATCATGAGCCAGACATACCCTTTAAAGACCCTGATTCAATTCGCCGGATCCGCTTCGGCGGCCGCTGGCGGCATCGCCAAGTTCGGATCTTTGGCGGCGTCATCCATCGCCTATTCGACCGATCCCGCCGTTATCCAAGCGCTGACCGCATGGGTGCAAGGGTGGTCGAATGCCGTCATCTCGGGGAACAATGCCCCGGCGCTCGAGGATATGAACGCCGTTCTCTTCGTGCTTTCCTACATGATGAGCTATCAGTATCAAGAAGGCATCCGAGAATGGGATGCGGGGACCACGTACAACAAAGGCTCGATCGTGAAGCTGCCCTATGCCTCGACCACCGGCGCACGGCTCTGGGTTTCGTTGGTCGACTCCAACTTGAACAACGCGCTCCCGGCCGCGCCTGCCTCTAACGGGAACTGGAAATATTGCGGCGACCTCACGTTCAATCCGAACCTCGGCGGTTATCGGCGGCCGAATCTGACCTATGTCTCTGGAACAACGGCCAGCCTTGAAACGGGACTTGATGGAACATCCGGGGAAGCGGCGGTTCTTTTCCCGGATCTCTCGCTCATTAAAGATTCAACCTCGGGCCATATCGTTCTGAACTTGGCGCAGGTCGCCTCACTCGGCGCATCCCCACAATCGGGGCTCGACACGGGAAGCGTGGTCAACAATACGTGGTATGCGGTCTATGCGGTTAAGGCCAACAGCGCCGCGAACTTCGTTCTTGTGGCATCGACCAACATGCCCGTGCAGGCGAACTATGCCACGTTGAACAGCAATTTCGGCACGAACGGATGGGTCTACCTCGGAATGATTCGCTATGGCGATCAGTCGGGCGTGGCCAATGCCATCGTGAAGTTCACGCAGACCAACGGTGTCACGATCACGCGAAACGTAAACAGCCCGTCGGGCCTCGGAATCTTCAATGGAATCCTCTTAGCATCCAGCGCCAGCGCTTCGTCGTTGGCTTGGGCGTATGCGTCTGGGACGACGGGTGCGACCATTCCCGTCCATCTTCTGGAAGGGTTCGCGGCTTCCGGGTTCAGCCCTGGCGCCGTGGCAGGTCTTTCGTATTTCTCGAGCAACGCGCGAACGTTCGATATGAACATCGTGTATGCGGCGGCGTCTGCCGGCGTCTTCGGACAGCGTGCGCCGGTGCAGTTCTTGGACGGGATGCAAGTCTCGATGCCCGCAGCGGGTCCGTGCGGAATCTTCTTGGTCGGGTGGATTGATTCGCTCCTGGCCAGCCCTATGGGTCTACTCTAATGGAGGGTACAGATATGCAAAAAGGCGTTCTGATTAAAGACGCAAAAGGAAATGTGATCGAGAAACGGGTTTGTGCTGGCGACACCTCGAACCTCGATGAACAGCTCAAAGCCGAAGGCGTTATCTATGAGATCTACGATGACACCGATGACGCTTTCGTTAGCGCCGTAGTTGTGCCACAATTAACCCCGGCGCAAGTGGCTTGGCAAAAAGTTCGGACAGATCCGACGCAAGCCGTCATCTTCCTAGCGAAACAGCTAGGGCTCGAATAAGGAGACATGACCATGAAAAGAATTCTTCATATCGCTTCGATCATCGGGCTCATCGCTGGGCTTGGTAAGGCGGCACAGGCCGGCGTGGTCTACACGACTCCCATTGTGACGGGCGTTCAAACGTCATCGACATCCTTCCCGCTGAACTTGAACACGGCGGCGGGGCCCCAGACGAGCATCGACCGCATGGCCGTGCAAGTGAATTGGTCGAACCAATCGGCCACGAACAAGACTTTTACCGACGGTGGCGAATCCACGGGCACCTTCATCGTCAATTCGGTGAACGGTCTTGTGCTCTCGAGCGCGACCGATTCGGTAACCGTTGCGGCCAATTCCGTCATTCAATCTTCGGCCTCTTACGATAGCCTGACCGTCATTTCGACCAACGGACTCACGGGCGCCATCATCACCGTGAACGGAAACACGGTCAAAAATAACGGCTGGCGCATCGACGTTTCGAGTGATACTGCCGCCGATATTGCGACCCAGATCAGCGCCCAAATTTATCAGGTGCTGGCGACCGCTTCGGGATCAAACGTATCCCTTGTCGCGCGCACAAAAGGAACGGCCGGCAATGCGTATACGCTGGCTTCTTCCACCCCGAGCGCCATCAGCGTGAGTTCTCCCACTTTCATCGGTGGAAAGAACCCGGCATTCCAAAATCAGTCCATCACAATCAACGGAGTCGTTTACCCGCGGGCATCTTATTGGAATCAGCCCAATACGGGGGACGACACCTCGACTGGGACCGCCATCTCATTGGCGGCCTTGTTTAACACGGTCAAAGGCATCACGGCGACGTCGGCCGGGAGTGTGGTTTATGCCACGGCCACCGTGGCGGGAAGCGCCGGGAACTTATTCACCATCTCGGCTTCCACCACAGCCTTGACGATTGGGACTCCGAACTTCACTGGCGGCGTTGACAATGCTAAGGTGTGCATCAACGGAACGTGCTTGACGCAGGGCACCGATTGGACGAAAGGGGCGACCACCGCCTTGACGGCCGCCAGCATCACCTCGGCTATCAATGGAAATTCCGTCTTGGCTCCGCTTGTGACCGCCACGACCGTGGCGTCATCCTCAACTATCACATCCGACACCGTTGGAACGGCGACGAATTACACATTGACGTCTTCGACGCAGAGCCAGATCTCGGCATCCAATCCGACGATGACCGGCGGAACGAACTCGGCGTATACCATCAATACCACGCCGATTGCCATTCCGACGCACGGCTTCGCGCAAGGCCAGGCGGTTCTCTATACCTCGGGAACCATCACCATCGCGCCGCTCGTGAATCAGACGACCTACTACGTGGGCTATGTGGATGCCAACGATGTCAAACTGGCGAGCTCCACCGTGCAGGCGGCGGCGGGCAATTACCTCGTCTATACGAGTTCGTCCGTGGCTGGACCGCACACGTTCACCTTGGCGCCCTTGTCGACCACGGGGACGGCCAGCTTCAAGTGGCAGTATTCCAACGACTGCGTGACTTATAACGACATCCCAAGCATCTCGAGCACGACCATCGCGTCACCATATACGACCAGTTCCCAGAACTGGGATTTCGGGAACACGAATTATAAGTGCATCCAAATGAACTACATCGCACCGACGACGGGCGGCATCAACTTACAGGCCATCCCGAACGGGAAAAACTAGGGAGAAACCATCATGAGCCAAATCGAGTTTGGAAGCGCCGTCTCGGGAACGTACTATGCCGTGCGGCGTAATCGCTTCAACGGCCAAGTGTGGAACACCAACACCGTGGCCTATGAGAACTTCAACGCCAGCAACTGGGCCAATTACGCCATCGCCCTCACCCAGCAAGGCGTCACGGGTTACTACGTGGCGGCCGCCCCCTCTGACCCGGTGGGCACGATCAGCTCGGATGTCATTTATAAGCAAGCGGGCGGCTCTCCCGCGACATCCGACACGTTCCAGACCATCACCCATAATGCGGGGGAGAACGTGCAACAGATCGCAGGTTCGGGCGGTGCGCCGGTGCTCCTGGCGGCCAGCGTGAATACCGAAGTCCAAGGCACCGTTCAAACGGGGTCCATCTCGACGTCGAGTTTCACCTCGAGTTTGTCCGCCGCCTTGGCCAGCGCCTATGTGGGTCGGACGTGCGTCTTCATGACCGGGGTCTTGGCGGGCGTGGCCACGCCGATCCTGGGCTATACGCCGACCAATGGCGTCTTGAGCGTCTCCACGCTTCCGAGCGCTCCATCCAACGGCGACACGTTCGTCATCATCTAGGCCATGGCCGCGCTTCCCTACACGGCGCTAAAGCCATTCGGTGGGCCGGGATCGTCCTATCGCTTCCCGGCGCCGCCGCTTTATCTCACCCTGGCGCTGACGCTCCCCGTTCAAAGCGCGGGGCTTCAATCCCCGGGAGATCCCTTGACCGCGCCATCCCTTCAAATGGCATCGGTCGGAATCAAAATGAACCTGACGGTGGTCGATGCCAACGGGAACCCCGTCAACTTGGCGGGAGCCACGGGCCTCTTCATTCGCTTGGGCTATCCTGATGGCGTGACGACGCGAACGCTTCCCGCGCGTCTCTTGACCAATGGCCAAGACGGCATCGTCACCTACACCACGCTTCCTAACGACATCACCGAGGATGGCTTCTATGGCGTCCAGGTTCAAGCGCAGGCGCAAAGCGCTCTCATTTTGACGGCCCCGGGATTCTTCTGGGCTTACCAAAACATCAATGGAAACTGACCGCGGGGAGGACACACGAATGGGAGTTCATCGGAGAGACCACGAGTCAGGGGTCAGTTTACACCGTCGGTCTCAAGACAACGTGATCGGGTTTGTCGAAAAGCACCCGCTCATTTTCACCGCCATTTTATCGGGAGCGCTTTCGGTGGGCGGCTGGGTGACGGCCCTCGCCTATCAGAGCAGCCAGATCAGCGCGAACCATACGGAAATCGTGGCGCTCCAAGCGGAGAATGCCAATAACAAAGTGGAGATGCAATCCGTGAAAGATGCCGTCGCTGTCATCCCTGACATCCAGAAGGATGTCAAAGCCCTCTTGGTATCGGCCGGCATCGGGGACGAGGATTACGATATCTCGATCCGCAAAAAGCGCCAGCGTCGGCATGGCGGATGACGCAATGCCCGGCATGTCGCGGGCAAACAGAAGAGTGGCCGGGCGGAATACCCGGGGACAGATGGTGCGCCAAGTGCGGTCCGATTATGCCGCCAAAGGATAAAACCATGAGCGCTGACCTTTTAAACGCGGTCCAGGATAAAGTGTGGGCGGATCCCCGATGGCAGCCGACGACTGATGCCAAGGGCATTGAGACCACGCATTGTAATCAAGCGGCGCTGGCCGTGGCCGACGGTCTTGGATGCCACGCCTTTGATCCGGGTCCCGGAGCCGAACCCTATACCGCCGATCAGCTCTATGACTTTTTCCAGCGGGAAGATTCTGGCTTCGTTGAAAAACTGATGGCGGATGTCCAAGCGCTGGCCAATGAGGGATCTCTTGTGTATGCGGTCTTGAACGCGCACATGCTGGCCGAACTCCATGGCCACATCGTTTCGATCACGACGGGTAGGATGGTTTTTTCGGGTGAACTTTCGCGGAGCGTTCCTGTGTGCCTGAACATCGCAGGAAAGAAGTACGACTCGCGGCGCACGTCCTTGACTATGGCGTTTCCGATGATGCGCGTGACGCCCCGCTTCTTTGCATGGAAGGCCTCTTTGGTATGAACTTGAATCTTCGGAAAGGGGACGGGTATACAGCCGAAGGCGGCAAGAAACCCGGGGAACCGCTCTGGCTTCCGACCGACCGATACGGTATCATTCGTCCGCTCATTCGGTGCGTGTGCGGGGAATTGGTCGGAATCCCGAAGCACCACGTCCATGCGGATGGGCGAGTCACCGCCAGCTTTTTGCACGACGGCCCCGGCCCGTTTGGGGAACCTTCGTATTGCGGATGGCATATTTATGCCACGCTGATCGGATGGGATCACGGCGATAGTCCGGCTCTCGAATAAAAAATCGAACAAGGGGACGCTGTAGGCGTTTCCGATTAAAACAAAGGAGACCCAAACCATGAGCATTCCAGGCCTGTCAGTCCTAGAGAAGTTCGCGCACATCATCCTGTCACTCTTCGAGAGTGAAGCCCCAGCCGTAGGTCAAGCGGCCGCCGCCGCAGCCGTTGGCGCGGTGGAGTCCGACCCGAAGGTCGCGGCCGTAACGACCGCCGCTTCCGCCTTCGTGGGAGCCGCCAAAGACCTAAAGACGGCGATCGACGCCGCGAAAGAGCCACAGTCATGAGCCCGCTCGTGATCGTCAAAGTCGTCGGCGTCGCGTTGGCCACGTTCGTCTTCGTCCACTTCCAGGGGATGCCATGGGGCATCATCTCGGGCGCGGCCCTGGCGATGATCGTCCTTCCGTAAAATGTCCAAGTTCCTCGATTCGCTTTGCGTAACGGAGATCGACGATTCGGTCTTTGAAGTTTGCGACCATCCGTTCCGTTACCAAAGCGATGTCGCGGGAATGCTCTTTACCGCGCCAGTCGGCTTCTATACGGACTTTGCCAGCGTTCCGCGCATCGGCATCATCTATGCCATGCTGGGCGACACCGCGCACGAACCAGCCGTCATCCATGACTGGCTCTATTACTCGGCGCTCGTGCCGCGCGCCACGGCCGACAAGGTGCTCTTTGAGGCCATGAACGTGATCGGTCTCCCGTGGTGGCGCCGCTATCCGATCTATTGGGGCGTGCGCTTGGGCGGATGGTATGCCTGGGATCAGCACCGCAAGGCTGGGCACCCGGAAGAGGGCAAGTTCGCGTCCAGCCCGGACATCGAGCAATAGCCATGTACTGGAACAAGGGACAAGGATGGTGGCCGTGCGACCCGCCCAAGACCGAGACCAAGCGGCCCACCCCCGAGGAAGACGAAATCAAAGCACTACAGAAGGCCTACGGCATCCTGGACGGATTACGCCCCGGACGCGAAACCCGCCGATATGCCGCGCGTCACAGAATCGCCAGCTCGCCGAAAACGCCCGTTTCCTCATCCATTTAACGCGCTGTTTTTGAGCACCCCCTACCCGCAAAGAAAACCCTTGATTTTTTCTTTTTTTCTTTTTATACTTAAAGTGAAGAGGAAGAGAGACAACAAAGGAGCCTATCCCATGAGCCTGAAATTCTTCTACAACGGAATCAAAGCGTCTGACGGAAAACTGCAAAAGGCCAGCTATTCGACGGCGAACTGGATTAACAAGCCCGCCGAGATGATCCGCATTTATGGAAAGCACTACAACAACTTCTCGGAAGAAATCCGGGCGGCGTTCAAGGTCGAGGATGGAACCGACTTCCAATCTGATTATTTTGAGAACGAGCACATCGACGTTCTTCCCACCCATCCTTTATACGCCCAGGTGAAAGCGGCGCTCGAAAAACAACTGGCGCATCGCGCGCATGTTCGCGTCCGCCGCCAACCCGTGGCAACGATCTAGGCTTAGGCTCCTAGATCTTGGGGCCCCTTCGGGGGCCTCGAGACTGTGGGAGTCAAAGTCATAAAACAGGGGGCCTAACCATGAACACGAACAAGGTGGAAAGCAAAGCGACGGTGAGCGACATGGATGGATGTGAGCGGTGCCCGGAATGCCACATCCTCCCGATTGTGAAAATTGATCAGCCGTATTTCGGGGCGGTCGCCATGGTGCTGGAATGCGAGCAACACGGACATATGGCGATGGGCGACTCGCTCGCTCAAGCGGTGAAGCATTGGAACACCTATGTGCGGTTCTTCACCGAAATGATTCAGGCGGCCTAAGATGGTTGAGACGCCAGCATCGCCCACCGAAAGCGCGATTGCGCCGGTGTATGTCTCGAAGGTGGGCTATCAGCCCGTGTGTGCTGGCGTCGATCCACAAGGGGAATTGCTCTGGGATCTGCAGATGAAGGCTCCCTGGCATTCCAAGATGTTCCCGGTACGATACCAGGGCGATTTCGGCGAACAATGGATGTGGTTATCATTGATGGAGAAGGGACTCGAGTGGGACCGGGCCGAAGGCGTGGATGAAGGGTTCGCGCGCAGCTCCCGGAAATTATTACGAAAGCTGACCAACAAAGGAAAGGTGACCTTATGATGCTGGAAGTCGTGACGTGCTTTATAGCCAACGCGCTCATGTGGGCGGTAACGTGGTATTTCTGGACGCACAAGTCCGTCTATCTGATCCTCATGGCCGCCATCACCATCGGCGCGTTCTTCGTGTCGGTGACGTCGTTCCTGGCTTTGATTGAAACCTATCGGTGGCGCAAATCTGGGCGCTCCGAAAACTACGTCGAGAAATAGGGGGATGCGATGAAAAAATTACTCGTAGCGGCATTGTTGTTGGGTGTGGCGGGGACCGGGTTCGCCCAGGAATATTTCGCCACCTGGACTATCCACAAGACTATTCGTTTCAACTGCCCGGATGAATCGTCCGGGATCGACCCGGCCGGCACGCCGGTGATCGTGACCAATACCGCCAAGCATTGCGCGGGCGCTGATTGCACCCAGACGAGCGTGTCCACCTTGAGCGTCGCCTATCCCGCCAATAAGGTATGCGAACAGCATCCGACCTATAAGCTCTACGCGCTATTGCCGAGCGTGGAACTTGGAGAGGAAGCGGCCGCCATCTGTAAGCGGGACGACTATTGTGCGGACTGGAAGGGCGGCGCCGTGGATGCCACCGAAGCCCACAACGACGTCTTGGCCGCCCGCGGCGAAGGGCGCATCATCGGCATTCCCTATGATGCGAATGTCGCCAAGGTGAACGGTCAATGAGCCGGTCGGCCAGTCTGATCGGGTTCCGTAGCGGGGCGCTTTTCCTGAACGCGCTGGCCACAGAGCGCAAACGCTGGCGCAAGGAAATGCAGACGGACTTCGTGAAGGGCATTATCCAAGGTCTCTTGATCGCCTCGCAGCACATCGAGGCTTACGGTGCCCAGGAGAATTCCGTCCGCGATGCGTACCTCCAACGGGTCGCACGCTGGAAGCCATGCCAGTACGAGCGCATCATCCGCCGCGCCGCGCGTTTCCTGGGCTCGGGCATGTCGACCCGCGCCTTCAATCTCTTAAAGGAAACGCTCTGATGCTGGAACTGGCGGTGACGTTCCTTTCGTTTCTCTTGCTTGTGATCGTCATGGACTCCCAAAAATTTTGTCCATATTGTCCGCATTGCGAAGAGAAACGCACCCGAAAACGCAGACGCCATCGTCGGGCTTGACATTTTTTTTATTTTTTTCTTTAATTGGGCTCACAAGGAGACCGACATATGAAAAAGGCACAAACCAAAAAGGCCGCACACGTTGAACCGATCCGCTGCGAGAACTGCCGCAGTACGCAGGTCAACACGCGCATCAAGACCAACGAGCGCATCTGCTACAAGTGCGGCCACGTTCAGGCGCTGGCTAAACAGGCGGCCGCTGCGTAAATGATCGGCGTGGTTTTCTGGGCACTCTGGGTTATGGTTCTGGACATCATCAATAGAGGGGGATCTCATGCCTCACCGAAACATTCAAAGCGTTCTGATTAAAGGTCTCTGGGATCGGCTGGCCCGCGCGGCCGACAAGCCCGAGGCGTACCGCCTTCGCATCATTTCCTACCTGACCGAAGAACTGGCCTGATGCCGCATCAAGCGTACCGCACCATCGCGCACATGCCCGCATGTCGAGAAACAAGGGGAACGCTCTGCAAAGAGCACGAAGTTATTTATTGCCAATGCCACGGCCAATGCCCGCATTGCACGTCTACTAAACCACAGGGAGAACATCATGGAGACCGAACAAGGCATACCGAAGTCCACCGTCGAATTGATCGAGCAGGGATTGACCGTCATGCGGATGGAGAACGAGACCCAGCAGGCAATGGCGATTCAGAAGCCGCGCGACATCGAGGCCCTTACGACCAAGGCCATAGCGGAACTTAGGCAGTTCCCGGAGTTCGCCAAGAAAGCCTATTACTCGATCCCCTATAAAGACCGATCTGATGGCACGGAAAAGACTGTGTACGTCGAAGGCCCCAGCATCAAGGCGGCCAACGCGCTCGTGCGGCATTGGGGCAATAACGCCTCGGGTTTCCGGGTCGTGGGCACGGATGCCGACCGTATCCTGATCCAAGGCGTCTTCCTGGATTACGAGACGAACATGCGGCGCACGGCCGAGATCTCGGTCTCGCGCATGGCCAAGACGAAGAAGGGAGACACCTACTCCCTGGATGTGACCCGGCTCAATATGGCCATTCAGGCGGGCGGTTCCAAGGCGGTGCGTAACGCCATCTTGAACAGTATGCCCGTCGGTTTGGTCGATATGTACTTCACCGAAGCCAAGAAGCTGGCTGCCCGCGGAGCGCATTACAAAGACGACGAGGTGCCCAGCGATACCATCGCCCAGAACACCGAGAAGATCTACCAGAAGTTCTTGAAGCTCGGCGTCTCCAAAGAGCACGTCCAGGCGCTCGTGGGACGCAATCCCGACATCGACAGCGAAGAAGGGGCCCTGGCATTCCTCGTGGGCATACTGAACGCGATCGAGGATGGCCAAACGACCATCCAAGAACTCTTTGCGGTGCCCGAAGGCCAAGCGCCCTTGGCCACGCCGCAGCGTGCGAGTGCGCCCCAGCCCACCGCGCCAGCCCCAGCGGCACCCCCTCAAGAGGTCTCGTCCGCCGCTGGCAAAGAGATCCCAGCCCATTACAAGCCGATGAAGTCCGTTATCGCGGGTCAATGCGCCTCGTGCCGTAAACCCATCGCCAAGGGCGGCGATATCTACTACGACCAGAAGAAGCGCACCGCCTACCATAAAGCCTGCGTATGACCCAGCTTCTTGCTCTGGACGAAATCGTCTTTGACGAGGAACCGCACACCTATACGGTAGGCGGCAAACGCTTCGTCTCGGTGACGCAGGCCATCCGTACCGCAGGGTTCGGGCCTGACTTTAGCGCGGTGCCGCTCGAACTGATGGAATATGCCCAAGATAGGGGACGCCTCGTTCATATGGCGTGCCAGTATTACAACGATGGCGACCTGGATCTAGGCACCGTGGACGAGAAGATCCGGGGCTACGTCGAGGCCTATATCGACTTCCGGCTTCATTGCTCCATGAAGGTGTCCTACGTCGAAAAGCGGCTGGCCTGGGTGGCGCTCGGGCTGGCCGGGACGCCGGACATGGTGTGCTTCATCAACGGGCGCCGCGCGGTGGTCGACTTGAAGACCTCCCAGAACCTGGGGAAAGACGCTGGGCTTCAAACGGCTGGGTATCAGATCTTGCACGAACTGAATTTCCCTAACCAAATGATCTACGGCCGCTATGGACTTCGGCTCGGAAAAGATGGAAAATTTAAACTTATTCCGCATGAGCGGGAGACGGACTTGATGGCTTTCAGGGATTGCCTCGACTATGCCAAGGCAAAAGCCGCCAAGGACCGATGGAACGAAACTTACGGCCGCATGGCCGCATAAACCACAGGGGGAACCAATGAGCAACGCAATCACCGCCACAGAGCCGCCAGAACGCCCAGAGTTTGAGAAACAGGGGGGTAAAATCATCCAACAGGCCAACGACCTCCAAATCGTTGATCCCTCGTCATTTGAAGAGGCTGGGGCCTTCCTGCTTGAAATTAAACGGGTCGGCAAGGTCGTAGAAGAGAAATTCGAGGAGCCCTGCAGTAAAGCGCACGGGGCATGGAAATCCTTGGTCGCGCTGCGCGATGGCGTCTTGCGTCCGTTCAGATCGGCCGAGACCATCGTCAAACAGAAGATGGGCGACTACAACTTCCAGATTCAGGAACAGCGCCGCAAGGAAGCCGAGAAGGCCAACGCCGCCGCCAGGAAAGCCGCCGAAGAAGCCCGGGCCAAGGAAATTGCCGAACTCAAAGCCCAAGGCGATAAAGAGGCGGCCGCCCAGCTTAAAGCCCAACCCATCATCCCGCAGGTGGATCCCGGGAAGATCAAGACGCCCGAGCCGCCGAAGGTCAAAGGCGTCACCTTCCGCCAGGAGTACGACTTCATGATCAACGATGCCCGCAAAGTGCCGCTGGAATACCAGACGCCGGATCTCGTGAAGATCGGGAAATTGGTCAAGGCGCTGGGTAAAGATACGGTCATCGCCGGCGTGACGGTGTATCCCAAGCAGGTCGTCACAGGGCGGGGATGACCGTGAGTACCGAAGAACTTATCAACGCCATACTCGAATCAGATGTGACCACGCACGACGAAATGTGTGGTCCCGATTATGGGAAGTGCGAATGTCGAGGCATCCTTCTGGATCTTCTCCGTCGAGGCGGTCTTAAATGATCGAACTTTCGCCCGACCAAAAGATCATCCACGATGCGGCCGTCACCTTCGTCAAAGAAAAGAAGGGCGGTCCGCATCTTCGGATTGGGGGCTATGCGGGGACCGGGAAAAGCACGGTCACCGCTCAAATCGCCTTGACACTTAAGGCCGAAGAGAAAAATCCGCGCATCGCCTTTTGTTGCTACACCGGCAAAGCCGCTTATGTGCTACGCGAAAAGCTGACCGCCGCCAAGGTGGTAAGCGAAGAAGACGAATACGTCGGTACCATCCATGGCCTGATGTATCGGCCCATCGTGAAGGATGACGTCATCGTAGGATGGCGCCGCGCCGACAAAATCGAGGCGGATCTGATCGTCGTGGATGAAGCCTCGATGGTAGACGAAATCATCTGGAAGGATCTTCTCTCCTACAAAATCCCCATCATCGCGGTAGGCGACCATGGCCAGCTTCCGCCGGTCGGCCGCCGCTTCGGGCTCATGGAGAAGCCGGACTATGCGCTCGAGAAGATCCACCGCCAAGCCGAAGGCAATCCCATCATCAAGGCATCCATCGCCGCGCGCATGGAAGGGAAAGTCCCGGTCGGCCAAGAGACCACCCAAGACATGGGCGGCATTGGCGTTTACAAGATCGTGAGTCCTATCGGGCCAGCGCTCGATCTGATCAAGAATCTCCCCGGCACGCTTTTCCTTTGCGGCTACAACCGCACGCGCGTGGCGCTGAATAATGCCATCCGAAAGCGGCTTGGTCATGAAGGTAAGCCGCGGGAAGGGGAGCGGGTGATCTGTCTCAAGAATAACCGCGAGCTCGGCATCTTTAACGGGATGGGCGGAACGCTCAAGAGCATCAAGGAACAGAAAGGCCATTGGTATGGCCTGAACGTTCTGATGGATGACGGGGCCACCTTCGCGGGAGACGTGATCAAAAAACAGTTCGGTGCCGAACAGACCATCCGCGAGATGCAGGGGCTTGAACAGAACGAGATCCGGGAACTTTTCGATTTCGGCTACTGCCTGACGGTTCATAAGGCGCAGGGATCGGAAGCCGACGCCGTGGTCGTCTTCGAGGAGCGCTTCCCGATGATGACCGAGGACGACTGGAAACGGTGGCTTTACACGGCCGTGACCCGGGCGCGCAAGAAACTCTTAATCGTGGGCCGGTCATGAGCACCGACTACCAAGTGTGGTGTACCAACTGCAAGGAGTCTCGGCATCTCGGGCAAGCCATGGGTGGCGGATATAGCTTCGGGTTCGGTCCAAACGACACGGCCGCGCAATCCAAAATTATGAAATTTATCGCGGATCACGTTTCGCACGAAGTCCTTGACAACACGGGGTATATCGTCGACACAGACATGACGCCCTATCTCCGCATTGGATATGACGAACCAGAAGGCCAAGGCTATGTATGGCTCGATGGAGTGGAAGAGGAGGAACGAAATCATGCGACCGATTAAATTCAGAGGCAGACGCATCGACACGGGGAAGTGGGTCTATGGCGATTATTTCAGGACGCCTTTGACGGACGAGAACTCGGGCGCGCCATCCGAGGCGGGATGGTTTTTTCTGACGGGCGAACCTCGGCATTGCATCGGACAGAACGGCGTCGCATTCGTCATCGACGAAAAGACGTTGGGCCAAATCACGCAGATTGTCGACACAAAAGGGATCGAGATTTACGAAGGGGATCTCGTCCGCAACATTCACATGACGATGAAGCGCTACGATCAGATCGTCTATTCCGCCGATGGCTATTGCGCCTTCATGAAGAAGTGGCCAACCGGGCAACTGGATTGGATCGACGGGAGCATTCTTGAAGTTGTGGGGAATGTTCATGAGAATCCCGAGATGGCGAAATAACGTGGGCTGGGATATTGGGTTTGATCAGACGTGGAATCGAGATGTTGGTTATGGCGTTCCAGCCATTTGTGATCATCCGAAGTGTGATCGTAAAATTGACAGAGGTCTTTCCTATGTTTGCGGGGGAGAACCTTTCGGAGGCGATAAGGGATGCGGTCTATATTTTTGCCCTCGGCATTCTCTTGGACCGCATCAACGATGTCCGAAATGCACTCGTTACGATCGTCAGCCCTATAAGCCAAAGCCAGACACGAAAGAATGGCTCAAGTTCAAAATGACCGATCCTAGCTGGGCGGCTTGGCGAAAGGCCAATCCCAAAGATCCCGTGCTATCTGCTTTTGAAAGAGACGGAATTGTTGCCGCCGCTCCACGCCCGAGGAAGAAGGGATCATGAGCGCCCTTCCCTGCGCCGATGGTATCCACGTTCAAGGATGTTCCCACCTTCCGAAAGAACCGTGCAGCCACATCAATGCTTGCTGTAAATTCTACGCTACGCTAATGGCGACCAAATGCGCCAACGAACACGCCGACGCCGCGAGGCTCTCGGCCTGGATTTTGGACACGAGACGAAAGCCGGCCGTCACCGCTTTTACGGAAGGCCCAGAGCGTCAAATCGCCTACGCCATCGAAACGATGCTGGACTGGCACCCTTGATTTTTTCTTTTTTTCTTTCTACAATCTCGCACATGAATCCCTGGATTATCTGTCTCGCATGGGTCGTCTTGATCGGGGTCTTGATTGCCCTCGTTGAAATCGCTAGAGCCATCGCATCCGATGATGACGACCCGTGGAAGGACTCCCCGCCATGAGCAAATCCCTATTTATGGAGTCGACCGAGATCCCCACCGAACGCACCGTCTCCCAGATCCAAGAAGTGCTGATGCGTCACAAGGCCAGCGCCATCCTCACGGAGATGAAGAACGGGGAAATCGACTCTATATCCTTCAAGCATGACGTTGGTGGCGTGGCCGTTCCGTTTCGCCTACCGTGCCGGGCGGCCGCCATCGAACAAATTCTCGTGAGCCGTAATCGCAAGACGTTCACGACGGACAGGGAAAAAGAGAATCGGCGACTCCGCGCCCGGCGCATTGCGTGGCGCCAGATCCTTCGCTGGGTCGAAGCCCAGATGGCGCTCGTGGAAACCAATATGGTCAAGATCGAGGAAGTCTTCTTTCCGTACATTCAGACGAAGAATGGACAAACGATTTATGAATTGCACAGCGGCAACCTCTTACAGCTTGGCGTTGGCAAATAGATTTCGCCCTGATGGTTTAGGACCATACCCTAAAAAGCCTTCGTAAGTCGTAATGAGAAAAATGGTCACCGACGGTAAAGCTGGGAAGTCGCGCTCCCAGAACGCCTAAGAATATCGGTCAAAGGGATCAGGGCTTAATCCTTGGGCATTCGCCGGGGCGCAGACCCCGGACTTCTGCGAGATAAACGGCGGCCAGTCCGTGCGTGAATGGAATGCCCTTCAATTTCAGCGCCGGGGAACACAAAGCGGCGGAACAATCCGCCCACTTCAAAATACACGGCGCTGAAAGAGCCCGGGGATGGGCTTCTGAAAACTCTCTGACTTTGGCGGTTTCAAAGTAAACCGCCCGAATTTTAACAAGGGGATATCGTGACCTGCATTAACCGCAACTGTATTGGCAAGAACGAAGAACGCGCCGATGGCGTGATCCATAAAATTTGCCAACGGTGCGGACGTCTGATGGCCACGATCAAGCCGATCAAAGAACGTCCGCTTCTTCTCCGAGGGGATCTCGTGCAAGACATCTATGCCGGGAGAAAAACCCAGACGCGCCGACCTGTAAAGCGCGCTCTCTTCCATCGCATGACCGATGAAGCCAACGTCTTCGGTGAAGGGTTTATCAGCACGAACGATTGCCCTTACGGCATTCCAGGGGATCGGCTTTGGGTGCGGGAGACGTGGTGTAAGGCCTATGATGACGTGTTCTATCGGGCCGATGGAGATCCTAAATTTACGGATGGAACACCGTATTCAGGATTGATTGGTAAGTGGCTCCCCTCCATCCACATGCCACGCTGGGCCAGCCGCTTAACATTGGAAATCGTTAGTGTAAAGATTCAGCGTTTGCTTGACATAAGCGAAGCCGACGCGCGGGCCGAGGGCAAAGACCCGATTCACAAGGGCGTTGTGGCCACCATCGAGACGACGAACCTTGCCACGAAAGAAACCCAGCGCATCGTGCATGAGAACAAAGAAGGGCGTACCGCGCGACAGCGCTTCCTCGATTCATGGGACAAGATCTATGCGGCCAAGGGGTTTGGACGAAACGAAAATCCATGGGTGTGGGTGATAGAATTCAAGCGCATATGAAAGCTCTCTTTCTTGCGTGCGCTCTGGCGCTCCCCGTTCCTTCCATCCATGGCTATGATGACGGCGGATCCACGATTGACCGCGACAGCTTTTTCCGGGAATACGACTGGCTAAAAGAACTACTCGAACACGAATGGCCGGGAAACGATTTTATGATCATGCCCGTGAAATGGGACAGAACGCCGCCTGGCTGGATCTGGGTTCCGTTCTCCTGGCGAGGTCACCTGATTTATCGGCGTCCACTCAAAGAGGCAGCATAGGAGGTTCGTTCCCATGAGCACCTTCGGCCCCGCATATGACCGCAACATTGACGAACCCGCGCTGAACGATCAGCGGGAAGCCATCAAGCGATGGATGTTAAGCGTGCCACGGCTTTGGATGACGCTTCAAGAATTGTCGGGAGACTTGGGCTTCCCGGAAGCCAGCATCTCGGCGCAACTCCGGCATCTCCGCAAAGAGGCATTCGGCGGCTACAACGTTCAGAAGCGGCGCCGCCGCGGACAGCGGGTTTGGGAATACAACATCCAACCGCCGGTGGCCAAGGATGCCCCGGCCCAGATGCTTTTAGTGCCCGAGCCTCGCCATGATCCCATGGGGACGCATTGATGCGCTACGGAAGCGTTTGTAGCGGCATAGAGGCGGCATCCGTGGCCTGGCACGCCTTGGGGTGGAAGCCAGCCTTTTACAGCGAAATTGAGCCGTTCCCGTGCGCGGTGCTCGATCACAGATGGCCCAGCGTTCCGAACCTGGGAGACATGACCAAATTCAAAGGATGGAAACATGAACCAATCGACCTTCTTGTGGGAGGAACCCCCTGTCAATCGTTCTCGGTCGCAGGCCTTAGAAAAGGTTTGGCTGACCCGCGTGGTAACTTGGCCCTCACGTTTTTGGCAATTCTTGACCGCACACGGCCCCGCTGGGTGGTTTGGGAGAACGTCCCCGGCGTCTTATCAAGCTGGACGGATGAGGCGGGTAGTTTCGTACTTGATGATTCAGGGAGTTCGGACGAAGGATGCCAAACCAACGATTTTGATACCTTCACCGCAGGACTTCGGGAACTCGGGTATGGTTTCGCCTACCGAATGTTGGACGCTCAATATTTCGGAGTTCCCCAGCGGCGGCGCCGCATCTTCCTTGTCGGATATCTTGGAGACTGGCGTCGTGCCGCAGCGGTACTTTTTGAGCGCCAAAGCATGTCGGGGGATTCTGCGCCGGGCCGAGCGCCGGGGCAAAGCGTTGCCCCCACCATTGCAAGCCGCCCTACAGGTGGTGGCGGACTCGGAACCGACTTCGACCTCGATGGCGGACTGATCTCTCATTCGCTGATGGCCAAAGGCAATTCGAGCCACGACCCTACCATGGAAACATTTGTCACGCATACCCTCACCGAACGGCACGACTCATCCCCTGATGGAAGTGGGAGAGGTACGCCTATCATCCCTATTCAAGGCGCATCGGGCGGCGAGAAGGCCCAGAACGGAATCGGCATTGGCGACCAAGACGACCCGATGTTCACCATCACAGGCCGGGATCAACATGCCATTTACGATATGCGCGGCAATGGCGAAGGGAATGTTTCGCCCACCCTGCGAAGCCACACGGGAGTCAACGATTTCGCACCCATGATCTTCGAGAAACGTTTCGCACGGAACGGTCGGGGTGCCCCTTCGGATGTCGCGCCACCGCTAAAGGCTGACGCCGGCCGTACTGGAAAGGGAGATGCCGCCCCAATCATCTTTTCATCCAAACAGCACGGCCAAGATGCCAGCGAAATATCGCCAGCCCTTCGTGCGGGAAGTCATGACAAGAGCCATGCCAACGGCGGGGCACCCCCAGCCGTGGCGATAGGATGGTCAGAGGAATTGTCTGCCTCTTGCGAGCTCGCCGGAACGATTCAGCGCGGCGGTCAAGGTGGGAGACATGAAGGCGTCATGACGCCTATGGCGCAAGTCCGGCGCTTGACTCCGCGCGAATGCGAACGCCTTCAAGGGTTCCCGGACGATTACACGCTCGTTCCATACCGAGGCCGCGCCGCGGCCGATGGGCCGCGATACAAAGCAATAGGGAACAGCATGGCCATCCCCGTGATGCGCTGGATCGGAAAACGAATTGCCATGGTCGAAGCGCTTAAATGAATTTCCTCGTCGAGAATCTAATTAAAAAAGGATCGGATGAAATACTCCGTATAGGGTTCTCTGTAAAGCACCGACTAGCTCGGCGAGGTCTCTCTTCGTGATTCAGGAATGGGATCACATTTACCCAGGCGATTGCCTGACCGTCATGCGTTCATTCCCGGATGAATGCGTTCAAACGGTCGTGACGTCGCCGCCCTATTGGAACCTTCGGGACTACGGCGTCGCGGGACAGATGGGCCTCGAGAAATCACCCGACGCCTTCATCTCAAGAATGATTCAGGTTTTCCGGGAAGTGCGCCGCATCCTTCGCAAAGATGGCACCCTCTGGCTGAACATGGGCGATTCATATAACAACGACCGCACCGGCGGCCATGGTGCCACGGGCGGCTTGGAGTCATCGACGCTCGTGTCGCCCGGACATATTGGCCAATGCCTGACAAAAAAATCCATTGATAAAAAATTGAAACCCAAAGATCTGATCGGGATGCCTTGGCGCATTGCCTTCGCGCTCCAAGCCTCTGGATGGTATCTCCGCTCCGACATCATATGGTCCAAGCCGAACCCGATGCCCGAGAGCGTCATGGATCGGCCGACCAAGGCGCACGAATATCTTTTCCTTATGGCCAAGTCCGAGCGGTACTTTTACGATGCGGCCGCGATCAAGGAAGTCGCCACCTATGGCCAAGCGAACAGCCCGGACTCGATCAAGAGCCCTTACGGTCAAGGCTTCACCCGCTCCGCCGCCAAGAAGCGCGTTCCCGCTGGATGGGATACCTCGCATGAATCCAACGGGAAAGTCGGGCGATATAAGAAACAGCGCGGCCACGCACGGCCCCAGACAGGTCTCGATGACGAACCTAAAGAGATCCAATGCTCTGGAATGCGGAACAAACGTTCCGTATGGACCGTGGCCACCTCTCCATTTTCAGAAGCGCACTTCGCCACCTTCCCGCTCGATCTCATCAAGCCGTGCATTTTGGCGGGGTGCCCCCCGGGCGGGGTTGTCTTTGATCCGTTCATGGGCGCTGGCACCACAGCGCTGGCGGCGCTCCAACTCGGCCGGCATTTCCTCGGAGTTGAATTGAACCCGGCCTATGTCGCCATGGCCGAGAAGCGCATCGCGCATGAGCGGGCGCAGATCAAAATGAATTTCTAAATCCTTCCAAAAAAAGTATCCTGTCATCATGTGTATTGCCAGCTTGATCCGGGACTGGCTGCTTCGGCCGGTCATCTGTAGACTAACTAAAATGGAGGAACGCATCATGGCCGCAACCCAGCAAGACCTCGATAATGCCGTAACCGCCCTCGGAACCGTGCTGACCAACGAAGATTCTCTCGTGAGCCAGCTCATCGCGCAAGTGACCGCTCTGATCGCAAAAGTCCAGGCGAACCCATCCGCCGATTTTTCCGCCGAAGTGGCCCAACTGAATGCGGCCGCGACCGACATTCAAACGCAATCCGAAAGCCTGCAAGCCTCTCTCACCGCCGCCAAAGGCGTGACGGGTTCCTAAAAAGTATTTCCCCGCAGAAGGATATCCGCAGCCGTGGGCTAGAATTTTTGGCCCACGGCTTTTTTATTTATCGACGATAAAATAGGGGGTTGACATTCGCTCTTAAATGTCGATAATGTGCGGCATGGGAGACGGGATCAGACATCATCAAATTTGCTGGCCCACCTGGGTCGGCTATTTTTTTGCCCCGACCGCGAACCGTCTCCCAAGATTAGTAGCGGCCGGGGCTCTATTTTTTTAGGGGGTTAGGTGGTTAAACGGTTTCATGATACGGAGATCTGGAAGCAGGATTGGTTTATTGGTCTTCCGTCTGTGTATCGCACACTCTGGCTCTTTATGAAAGATACGTGCGACCATGCCGGGATATGGAAACCCGAGACCAAATTCTTCGAGTTCATCGCTGGGTGTCCCGTGGAATTGGAAGTAGCGCTCGAACATTTCAATGCCCAAAAAGAACGTGTCACCGTTCTTAAAAATGGAAGGTGGTTTCTGACGGACTTTATCGGCTTCCAATATGGCGGGAAACTGAACGTGAACAACCATTTACACAAGTCGGTCTTAGGGCTTCTAGCGGTCAATGGGGTCAAGTTGACCTCAAAGTCGGGGGAACTTGACCCTAAACTGACCTCTAGGTCAGGTGATGTTGGGGGCAACGGTACCCCCAAGGACAAGGATAAGGATAAAGACAAGGACATGGGGGTGCTCATGAACGACACATCCGAACTGCTCGGGTTTTTCCAAGCGGGGTTGAACTGGCGGCACGCTGAAAAGGCCCGCATGAATTACGGCGCTGCCGGGAAACTCTTTAAGTCGCTCTTGAAGGATTACCCAAAGGATGAGATCAAAAAGCGGATCGAGTTTTGGCTCCAAAGCACCGACCCGTTTGTGGTGAAGCGCGGCTGGCGCGTGGAAGATTTTGGAACGAACTTCAACAATTTGAAGACTGGGCCGATGGTGCCCAAAGGTGGAACCGATGCAAAAGATCAACGCCGAAAGCCTCTTGGCCAACATACAGCCCCTGCAGCAAAATACGCCGGAATCTGAACGGCGCGACCCGTGGGAGATCCGGCAAGCCGCCGAGCAGCGGCGCCGACTCATCGCATCCGCTGGGCTGACCGAGCGGGAATGCTCTATCGGTTTCGATGGCTATAGGGCGGTCAACGATTCACAGGCGAACGCCAAGAAAGCGGTCCAAGACATCGTGACCACAGGCAACGGCAATTTATACCTTCACGGCGAATCCGGCGTAGGTAAGACGCATCTAGGGCTTTCGCTCGTGAATTGCCATCTCGGGAAAACGTCGGTGCGCTTTGCGCCCATCTCTCGGTTCCTGATGGAGGTTCGCCGCGCTTCGATGGAGACTTCCGAGATCGAGCAAATCGAGAAGGCGGCATCCGTCCGCTTTTTTGTGCTGGACGATTTCGGAACGCAGAAGGTGACGGATTGGTCGCTCATGTTCATGGATTGCCTCGTCGATGAATGGTATCGCATCGGAAAACAGGGGCTTGTGATCACGAGTAATTTTCCGCTCGGGCGCATCGCGGAACAGATTTCGGATCGCATCGCCTCGCGCATCGCGGGTATGTGCCAGATCATGCAAATCGAGGGAGTCGACCATCGGATCGGGGAGCGGCGCCGACCATGAAAGGTGTCTGTAATCGCTGTAAACGATTCGTGAAGGTCGGAGTCAACGGGCTTTGTAGTCTATGTCAACGAAAAAACCACAGGGGGAAACCATGTCAGTTAAAGTGAAATTCAAAGATGGGAGCATCGTCGAGTATCCGACGGCGATTAGCACAGATGCGGGAACAGTCGAAGAAAAGGCCGCGCTTGTGTTGTTCGATAAAAGCGGCGATGAGGTGGCGGCTGTAGCCGCTGCCGATATTGATGAGGTCTCCCGATGAGCCTTCGATTCTCGCCGTCCACGCTTAAAATATTCATCGAATGTCCACGGTGTTTTTGGAACCACATGGTCCGCAAGATCGAGCGGCCGCGCGGGATCTTCCCGTCGCTTCCGGGCGGCATGGATCGCGTGGCCAAAAGCTATGTCGATGCCTGCATCGCGGGTGGCCATCCCGTGCATTGGCTGAACGATCTACCGGGCGCCGCCGCGCATTCGGATCGGAAACTCATCAGCAAGATTCAGAACTGGAAGACGGGCCTTCGGTGTGAAGTGCAGACGCCGCAAGGGCCGGTCGCTGTCTCTGGGGCGCTCGATGAAGTGATCGTCTGGGAAAACGGCACGTTCTCGCCTTGGGATTACAAGACGAAAGGTTCCGAGCCGGAAAGCCTAGCCAAGGCGGAAGCGGACTCCCGGAAGTATTACGGCCATCAACTGGACGTCTACTCGCTCATGATGCAGGACGGCATCGGGTGGAAACTGAACCCCGACGGGATCTTTACGTACCTCTGGCCGGCGGCGACGGATCTGCAGGCGGACGACGCATGGTTCGTTCAGTTCGCCCACATGAACGTGGCCATCGACATCGACCCCGCCCGCGGTGTGGATCTCGTGAAACGCGCGACGGCGTGCGTCTCTTCGGCCACCGAGCCCGCATCATCCGAGGATTGCGATATGTGCAACTGGCTCGTGAAGCGTAAATCATGAGAAAGCGCCATCCGCTCAAAGAGCACCGGGAAGCGGTCATCCTTTGGCTTCTGGCGCATAAGAGGCTATGGATCGACCCAGGGCTCCCGCTCCGAAAAGAGTGCGTTAAAGCCCTGAAAGCGGACGGCCTATTCAGCTTGAAGACAGCCGCCTGCGACATCAAGATCGAGAAGTACATCACGGATCCGCGATGCGCGCGGCACATCCGACTATAAAACCACAGGGAGAATAAACCATGAAAGCCAAACCCGACGTTGCCGTGACCGAAGCCACCTTGACCGTCGAAGTGCGTCTGACGGATGCCGAACTCAAAAGCTACTCGAAGGAACTGGCCGATGCCATCGAGAAGCGCAGCGCCGAGGAAGCGCAGCTTGAAACCTTCAAGGCCCAACGCAAAGCCGAGATCGCGCGTTACGACGCCATCATCGGAAAGAACACATCGCTCGTCTCGTCCGAGAAGGAATTCCGTTCCGTGCGCTGCCGCGTGGAGTGGGATTTCGATAAAGGCACGAAGGTCTTTTATCGCAAGGACACCGGCGAATCGGTGCGCGAAATGAAGATCACCGACGAAGAAAGACAGCTCATGCTCCAAACGACCGAGATCTGATGACGCGAATAAATCTACTGCCGAACCCGCGCACGGTGATGCAAGGGGCGGCGAAAGGGGAAATCGACATGATAAAAGTAGTCGTCGGAATGACGCTGATGGTGCTGGGGATCATCGGCTCGATCTGTAGTTTCTTCGTGACCTGGAAGCTCTGGCACTCGATGGGCCTGAACCCGTTGGAATGGTGGGCGCTCAATATCACGCCTATCGTCTCCATTATCGGCGGTTCTCTGATCAACCTGATCTTGCGCCAATGATCAAACTGACGGCCGCCCAAGCCAAGAAACTCGGCATCGTAGGTCACGCTCCGCGCGTGAAGATGCCGAAGGCTTCGACGCCAACCATCTGGTGGATTGAGCACGGCGTCCCGGTCCCGCCGGTCAAAGAGCACCGCTTCCATCCCAAACGGATGTGGCGCTTTGACTTCGCGTGGCCCGGGGCCAAGATTGCGTGCGAGTGTGAAGGCGGCGTATTTGCGGGCGGCCGCCACGCGCGGGGGGCCGGATATCGAAACGATATCGAAAAGTACAACGAGGCCACGCGCATGGGCTGGCGCGTGTTTCGGTTCTTGCCCGAGCAGTTCACCTCGGGGCAAGCGCAGAACTTCATGAAGGGTATTCTCTTGGCGGCGATCGAGCATGGCTGATCTTCGCAAGCATCCGCTGTACGTGCGGGATTGCCGCCTATGTGAAGCGCCGCTGGCCTTTGGCGTGGATGTCCAGCGCCGCCGCATCCCGCTTGATCTGCGTTCAGCGGTGTGGGCGTTGGTCGGGACAAGGCCCTTAGAAGTGGTTCCGACGGAACTGGCGATGGTGGATCATCGGAGCGTGTGTCCGCTATTGCCGGCCGAGGAATCGAAGAAACTGGATATCGTCTAACCTTTGGGGATGGAGGAAAATTGAGATGAAATTGGAAAAGCAAATCGACCTTTTACGCGAAGCCTTGTCCGAATCTTTGGCGCATTGGAACCTGACCCGGGATCGTGGCTATGCCGTTCCGCTGCCGCGGCGTATTGAGATGATGGCCGAGAACGCACTCGTGCAGACGTCCCCGGAATCCTTGGGTGCGCCGCCGGTGCCGCCAGCCCCGGACCGCTTCCCGATCTTTTGGAAGTGCATGGCCTTGGCGGTCTTTCTCGTGATCCTGAACGTGGTGGGATGGAGCAAGATCATTTCGCGCAACATTGACGACGACACCTTCCACGCCGAACAAGTCCTGTGGTGGTCCAGGCGCAATACCTCGCAGGCCAACGCCGCCCTGGCCCGCGCCATCCCGGATGCCGAGGAAGGCCGCCCATGAACGACTTGATGCGCGTTCTAAGTATTTTTATGATGTGTGGGATGCTGTATGCCATCCTGCGATATTTTCCGCCGGTGCCAGACTACAAGGGGGATTCATGTTCAGCGCCATCGTCGCGGCCATGCCGCGTCATATCGAAGTAGACGCCAAAGGGAAAGTCCAGAAACGCGGTCGTCTTTACGCCATCCTTTCATGCGGACATCGCCGGGTATATCGGCGTCGCTGGATGGGCCGCAAAACGCCGGTCGCATGTCCGCTTTGCGCGGGCGGTACGCTCCCGCTCCAAAACTGGAAACCGCAGATGCCGCATGTCCATCCCCGCCACAAGGGCCAAAGCTCCATGATGGTGGGCACCGCGCCGATGAAACTCTATTCGCAAAAAGACGACGCCCATGCCTGAACTTCCCGCCACGTTCGTGGGGCCGCCAAACTTCCCGACCTATTGCATCGGGTGTCGGTCGCCTCTCATCAATACGGTGGATCTTCTCCCCGTCCAACTTCGCATGGGACAAATGCCGCAGCTCTTTTGTGACCATCCCATGTGCAACCGGCGGGGCCTAGCGACCATCCAATTCCTCACCACGCCGGTCGTCACGCCTAAAGCGCCCTGATGAATCCATACGCCATTCTGGGGGTCAAGCCAAACGCCACGCGCGAAGAAGTGAAAGCCGCCTATCTCCGCGCCGCCACGCAAACCCATCCCGACAAAAACCCGAATGATCCAAAAGCGGAAGAACGCTTCAAGGCCATCAATGCCGCCTACGAGATCCTTTCGGACAAAGGTAAGCGTGAGCAATGGGATCGTATCCATGGGTTCCCGTCCGCGCCCGTGGCGCGGGCTCCGCGCCCCCAGCAACCCTACAATCCGTTCGTGGACTCCATTTGGCAGAATGTCTCTTCGTCATATAACACGACCGAAGAAGCGCATTTCGATATCGACTACGTGTTCCACACCTTCATGGAAAACCTCGACCTCTGATCATCGTTTACAGTTCCAGCGTCACTATAAACCATCCGAAAAATTCTCCGACGGTAAATCAGCTTCACCTCTTGTAATTCCGTTCCAAATAGCCTAATCTCATAACGCACAGGGATCGCATGGCCAATTTCCGAAATCACTTTTTTGCCGCTCCGCTAGACTTGGATCGCATCCCTGTGGTCCTAGCCCCGGTCCCATCCCCTTGTGGCCGGGGTCAATTTCTTTTATGAGCCTTAATCCAAAACAGCAACGCTTCGTCGAGGAATACGTCAAGGACTTCAACGCGACGCAGGCCGCCATCCGCTCGGGATATTCGCAAAAGACCGCCGGACAAATCGGCGAAGAGAACTTGAGAAAACCTGAAATTAAAGAGGCGGTCGAAGCCTTGAAGAAGAAGGCGTCGGATGCCAACGAGGTCACAGTCGCCCGGGTGCTCCAAGGAATCCTACGTGTGGCCGAACTGGATCCGCGCAAAGCCTATGACTCCAAAGGCGACTTGCTTCCCATCCACAAATTGCCGGACGAGGTGGCCTTCGCCATCTCGGGCATTGACACCGAAGAAATTTACGAGTACGAAAGAGGGACGAGAAAAAATATCGGGAAGGTGCGGAAGCTGAAATTCTCGAGCCGCGATCGAGCCCTGGAACTCCTGGGGCGATACCTCGCCATGTTCCTGGATCGGGCGGAACTGACCGGGAAGAATGGGAAGCCGCTTATCCCATCGGCTTCCAGCGAGCATGTGAAGATACTGGGCCAGCTCACGGATGAACAGCTCGACGCCTTGGGCGACAAGATCAAAACCATTTTGCGGAAACCGCGCGAGGATGTTCCCGCGCCAAAGGCGAAGAGTGGCAAAACAAAAACTTCCTGACCTCTCATACGACGAAGCGGTCGCCCTCGATAAGCCGCAGCGCATCGTTAAAGCCATTCGGTGCGCCAAGAATAAAGACATCCTCGGCTGGGGCGCCGCCGTCATGCCGGAAAAATTCTCGATCCCCTTTTGTCGTCCGCTCCACGACTATTTCGTGGATACCCGGCTCGAGACGTTGACCTGCGAAGAAGCCCCGCGCGATTCATCCAAGACCACCATCCGCTGTATGCTCGTGCCGCTTTTCCAAGCGCTGAACGAAGCCGATCTCTTCCGCTTCTATTTCAACATCCAAGGCACCGAAGACAAAGCCTTGACGATCAATCGGAACATCAAACAGGAGATCGAGCGCAACGAGGTCTTGGCCGAGATCTACGGCGACATGAAAGGCAATCGCTGGACGGATGCCGAGTTCGTGCTCTCCAATGGAATCGTCTTCGGGTGCGCGTCCACGGGACAGGCCATCCGCGGCAAGAACTATTTGAACATGCGGCCCGATTACATCATGGCCGACGACCTGTATACCGAGGAGCACATCCATAATCCGCAAGCGACGCTCAAGGTCAACGAATGGTTTTGGAGCTCGCTCTACTCCTGCCGCGCGAGTCATCGCCGGTGGTCGATCCATTTAACGGGCACGGCCATCAACCAGGTCGACTTGCTCGTGCAGTTCAAGGGCTTTGCCGATCACCCCGAGAATCTTCCCAAGGACATCCCGCCGATCAAATTCAAATCGTTCAAGCAGGTATTGGATTGGGATAAAGGCACCGTCATCTGGCCGGAGAAGTGCAGCTTCGAGCAGGCGAAGATGGACAAGATGATCATGGGCGACACCATCTTCAACCGGGAACGCCAGAACGAGCGCCACGACGATAAAGAGTCCTACATCAAACGGTCGTGGCTGTATAAGCCCGACGGCCGCAACTGGGAGTTTGACCCGCATGATTTATTCCAGATGCTGGAAAAAGAGGGCGCGATTTATTCGGTGTCGGCCGTGCGCCTCGGGAACGATCCATCCATCGGAAAGAACATGGATTCGGACGAGAACGCCACCGCGCTTGTGATCGAGACGATCTTTGATGAAGACGGCGGCCACGACTATTGGATCATGAATCTGACGGCCGGCCGTCTCTCGCTTCAAGAGCGCGTTGATAATGTGAAGGACATTTGCGCGGATCAGCCAGGTAATTACAACGTGACCGAAGTAGCCATCGAATCGGTGGGCGGGTTTGACGATTACGCCCAGACGGTAATCAGCCAGACGGACTTGCCCGTCACGCGCGTTCCACACGTCCCCGACAAAATAACAAACCTTGAAAATCACTCTAAATTTTTCCAAAATGGCAAGGTCCATTTGAACAGAAACATACCGATAGAGCTAAAAGAGAAGCTCGTGAGCCAGCTCACGACCAACAGCCCGCAGCATGACGACGTGCGGGATGCGGTGTTTTTGACGATGCAGACAGGGGAAGCCGGATGGGGGAAAGCCTATGACTAGCAAACGTCTCACCGTCAAAGCACAGAACCTTGAAACCACCGTCGCCTATCTTCGCGGACGATTGGAACAAATCCACAACGCGCAGGGAGCCGAAGGCGAAACCCTGACCAATTCCTTCGCCAGCCTCGTGGGCGGAATGGGCGGCGGCTTTGGCGGCCAGAGTCCGCTCACCTCGATCGAGCCGATCATCTCGAACAATCGCTATAGTCCGCTCTCGCTTAACCCGCAAGTCCTGACCTTCTTCTATTTCTCCGACGGCATCGGTGCGGCGTTGGTCGATGGGCCCGTAGAGGATGCGGTGCGCGGCGGTCTCAAGTTTGAGTCCAACGAACTCGATCCCGACGATCTGAAAGAATGGGACGATTTTCTCGAGCGCTTGGAATTTTACCCGCTCTTAAAATCGGTCGAGAAGTGGGCGCGGCTATATGGCGGCGCCGGGATCATCATTCAGGATGGAACCGATCCGCGCAAACCTCTCGACATGAAGAAGATTTTCGGAAAGAAACTGACCTTCTATTCGGCTAACCGCTGGGAACTGATTTCGCCGTCGCGGGAAGCGCCGCATTACAATTTCTGGGGCGAGACCATCGACGCTTCGCGCGTCATCACCTTGGCCGGGAAGGAACCGCCCTGGACCGTGAAATGGATGCTTCAAGGCTGGGGCATGTCCTTCATGGAAAGCCTGATCCCGCCGATCAACATTTACAAGCGCAACGAGAACGCCGTCTATGACCTCCTGCGCGAAGCCAAGATCGACGTCTATAAATTCATCCGCTTCAATTCGACCTTGGCCACCCAGAAGGGTTTGGCCCAAATCTTGCAGCGCGTCCAGCTCCTGAACATGGCCAAGTCAAACTCGAACGCCGTGTTGCTCGACAAGGACGACGACTTCGCGCAAAAGCAGATGACGTTTGCGGGGCTCTCATCCATCTGGCAGGAGAACCGCACGAACCTTTGCGCGGCGACGCGCACTCCCGAGATTAAACTTTTCGGGACGTCGCCATCGGGCTTTAACGCCGGCGAAGAACAGATGAAGACCTACAACGGCATGGTCGAGTCCGACGTCCGCGACCACATGCGCCCGAACATCCGCCGACTGATCGACCTTCTCATGATCAACAAATACGGTTCGGTCTTGGACATGAAGTTCATGTTTCACCCGCTGGCCGTCCTCACCGCCAAAGAAGAAGAGGAGATCAAGAAATCCAAGCATGACCGCTTCCGCCAGGATTACATGGACGGGATGTTGACCGCAAAGGAATACGCCGGGCTTTGCCAGCGCGAAGGCATGATCCCGATGCAGACCGAAGTCTCGCTGGGGAAACGAGAACCCGAGCCGCCATTTTTAACCGAAGCAATGGGTGATGATGACCCAGATCAAAACAGGGGGAGCAAACCAAATGGAAGACAAAAAGCCGGACGCACCGCAGCCGACGCCGCCGAGTAACGCGCCGAAGATCCTTCCCGCGTCTCTTCAAATCACCGTCGCCTACAACACGACCAACGGCCAGATCCTGGTACATTGGCCGACCACGTTCAAAGACGAATGCGTCGAGATTCTTCTCGAGGCCGTCAAAGTGGTCTACCACGCCAAACCGAATGCCCTGACCAAAGCCGGGGCCAATGTTTTGGCTGGCCTCACCATTCCAGGTAAGGCGTAAATGCCCGAAACCGTTCCCGTTCATCGCCTGCGTCCCGACATCTACGAAGGCATGGAAGACCAGATCGTGGAGATGTTCCGCGAGATCCTCTTCCAGCCTTTGGTGGATGTCCTGAAACAGGAGACCTCGGGAACGGTCATGGTGCTGGAAAACGCGCCTGTGGATCTTGTGCTAAAAGCCATCCGGGAAGGCAAACTCCAATATGCCCAGGGCGTCTTCTCTGGCACCTATACGGCGCGGCTGGCCGTGGCGCTTCGTGCGCTGGGCGCGGAGTTCGACGCGCGGAGCAAAGTTTATCGGGTATCGCAGGGAAAAGTCCCCGGGGCCATCGTGGCGGAAGCCTCGGCCTACCAGGACAAAGCCAAGCGCATCCATCAGGCCATTGACCGTACGCTGAACGATATCGTGACGGGGCTTGAAACCAAAGTCGCCGGGAAGTCGTTGGATGCAAGCAACGTGTTCGTGGACATCGAGGATGGGTTCGCACCGGCCGCCAAGGCTCTCGAGGTCAACCCGAAATTGAACCCCGACAAAAAGACCGAACTTGAGCGGCGCTATACCGACAACGTGAAATTGGCGGTGAACGATTTCACGAAGAAGCAGGTGTTGATGCTTCACAAAGAGGTCGAGAAAAACGCGACCGAGGGATACCGCTTCGACAAACTCACCGAGGCCATCCGCAATCGTTATGGCATCGCGCAGCGCCACGCGAAGTTCTTGGCGCGGAACGAAACCTCCATCTTCATGAGCACGTACCGGGAACAGCGGTTCCAGCAGGCGGGCGTCCGGCGCTATATCTGGGTGACCTCTCACGATTCGCGCGTGCGTCCCGCCATTGGCCTAACGGCGCGCGAGAAGCAACTGGCCGGAAACCACCGCGAATTGGATGGCCACGCTTTCTTTTTCAACGATCCGCCGATTGTGGATAAGAACACGGGGCGCCGCGCCAACCCCGGCATGGACTACAACTGCAGGTGCATCGCCAAGCCGATCTTGGAGTAGGGCGGGGCTTGCAATTGCGAACAAGACACCGTAGGCTTTGAGAGGGTTACAAAAAAAGTTAGTGACAAGGTTTTAAAAAAACGGTAACATTCGCGCAATCAGGTCGCGTTCTTTCACAGTCTAATCGTCGTAAGCGAAGCGGGCATTCTGGTGCCAGAACATCAGGACGCCCGCTTTTTTTATGCCGATCCTTACCCCGGAGAAGGGCGAACAAGAAAAGGCTTTCGTATCTCGCTTCCTGGCGAATGCGGTGGCCTCGAAAGCGTTCCCCGAAGAAAAACAGCGCGCGGCCATCGGCTATGCGGTCTACCGCAATTCCCTCGTGAACGATGCACCCGCCGCCGGCCCGAAGTTCCTCAAGCCCTCCGAAGACGACGACATGAATAAATTTATAGAGAAGTTCATGCTCGATCCCTACACGATGGGCGAGTTCCCGAACTCCAACGAACGCCGCGCGATCGCCACGTTCTTGTGGAAGGACAAGGAAAATTCTGACGATGTTTTTAAAGAGGGCCTTCTGCGTTCGATGTCGGAGCCCGCGCGTCCGAAGCCCGTGCAGAACGCCGCCGATGATGACGAATGGCCGCGGCCTGTCACCGCTCGTTTTATTTTACCTGGCCTCGTTCACTATGAAGATCTAAGCGACGGACAGGGCTCCACGATTTTGGTTCAAAAACCGATGCTGGACAAGATGCTCAATTCCTTCATCGGCAAGCCGGTCGTTAATGAAAACCATCGTCCCGTTCATAACCGCGACTTCAATATGGGCAATGCCGACGGCATCGTCTCGAAGGCCTGGTACAACGCCGACGACGGCTATTATTACTGCGACATGCTCGTCTGGGATCCAGAGACGCGCAAGAACATGGAAAGCGGCTACTCGGTTTCGTGCGCCTACGTTGTCAAGGAATGGAACAACGAAGGCGGGACGTTCAGCAACATTCCGTATCAACGCGAGGCGGTCGATGGCGAATACACTCACATGGCCATCGTTTCAAACCCGCGTTACGAACAGGCGCACATCTTCAATGCAATCAAAGGAGGCTGTATGTCGATCCTCAAAATGATCTTCAAAGGCAAAGACGAAAAGGAACAGTCCATCGACCTCGATACCAAGACATCCTTGGAACTCGGGAACGGGAAATCGGCCACCATCGAAGAGATGGCCAATTCTTACCTGGCGGCTGAAAAGCTCCGGGAAGAAGAAGCCAAAAAGCCGAAGGACGACACCTTGATCGACCTCGGCAACGGCAAAAAGATTTCGCTCGGCGATCTGAAAAAGCAGCACGCCGAGACTCTTGCCAACGCGGAATCCTCGGAAATGAAGAAGGAACACGAGGACGGCGACCACAAGGACTATAAAGAAAATTGTGGGATGTGCTCGAAGGAGCGCAAAAACGCCGAAGACAAAGAAGCGAAGGAAAAAGAGGAAAAAGATCGCCAAGAAGCCGAACGCAAAAATGCGGTCGAGCGAGCTCGCAAGGAAACGGAAGACGCCGAAGGGCGCCGAGCCGCCGAGCGCCTCGACAACGCCGCACGGCTTCGCCGCGGAGAACTTGGTACCCCCAGCGTCTCCACCTTGGATGATGGCATCCAGCGCGGTAAAGCGATGTTCGGGTTCCACGATGACTTGAAGCAGCCGGCCGCGCCGGTTGCCAAATAAAAAGGAGATACGACCATGGGCGTGACACTCTATACTAACCAGTTCGGCCAATCCGTCGCCGTCGGTGACCTTGACCTCGGACTTATGGCGTCGGGTTCCATCACCGGCATCGTGAGCCCCAATCAAAGTTCCCCGGCCGCCACCATCAATGCGGGA